AAAAGGTTGGAATTGGATCAACTGGCACCTTTGTTGGGTATAATACTACAGCCGCAGCTAAAATTCTATATTATCACTCCTTTGGCTCTGGGGAGAAGCATAGCTTAAGTACAAATTACGACTCCACTATTGGTCAAGTGGATAGAAATGTTGCAATGGTTTATACTACTTCTAATCCAGAATTATTGCAAAATGATACTGTAATTGTTTCAGCTACACCAAACACATTAAAAACAGTAAAAGTTGTATATAATTCCTTTAGAAAATTACTCCTAGTAAATCCAAGGACATTTAATGGGTCTAATGTTGATATCACAAATGATACCATAACCATCCCCAATCATGGTTATTTTACAGGGAAAAAAATTCTTTATAAATCTGATACCCCAATTGCTGGTTTAATAAACAATGGATTGTATTATATTGTTGTTAAAAATTCTATTACCATTAGCCTATGCGAAAGTTTTTATAATTCTCAGTTAGAAAATCCGAAGGTAATTAATCTTTCAAGTCAGAATGGTGGCACATTATATGAAGTAAATCCACAAATCAAAGTAACAAAAAACCAATCTCTAGTTTTTGATCTCTCAGATCCAAGTCTATCTGTTTCGGAGGGTTCTCAACTCGTTTCAGCTTTTGATTTTAAGGTATTTTTTGATAGCACCTTTAATAATGAATTTAAATCAACTTTTGCAAGCTCTTCATTTAATGCTGTAAAAGTCGGCAGAATTGGTATAGACATTAATGCCAAGCTAACTCTTTCTTATGACTCTAGTGTCCCTAAAGAACTCTATTATAATCTAATACCGCTAAAGTCTCTAGAGCTTGATGTTGATACTGAAAATAATCAATTGAGCAACACTATTGTTTATACAAATAGTGCTTACTCTGGAACACATACAGTCAGCGGTGTTGGAACAACTTCATTTTCTTATAATCTTACGACATATCCAGAGCAAAATCAATATACAGGAAACGTTACATATACAACAACGTCTAAAAATACAACTGGTCCAATAGAAAAAATATTTGTGACTTCTGGTGGTTCAAGCTACAAATCACTTCCTGGGATAAGTTCAATCATTAGCGAAAACGGCTCTGGAGCTATTGTTGAAGTTAATAGTACAACTATTGGCAAAATAAACCATGTAACTATAAATGATATTGGATATGATTATCCTTCAGATTTAACTCTAACTCCATTAACTCAAACCCCATTGGTTTTAAAGGTCATTCCACAATCTTCATTAAAATCTATTAAAATAGTTTCTCAAGGAAGAAATTATTTACAGTCTCCAGATTTAATTTTACTTGATGGACTAACTTTGAAACAAGTTGCGGATGTAGATCTAAGATATAATCTTGGTGATACTGAAGTACGAATTGTAAAAAATAGTAGGGGCATTAACAATATTAAGCCTATATTGATTCCAGTAAACAACACAAACTCCATAAAAATATTATCATTCACATATAACTCAGAGACTAAAGAAGTAACTGCAGTTCTCTCTGAAAGTTATAGCAGTTTGGACGAATTTCCATTTAAGGTTGGCGACAAGATTCTAGTTGAAAACGTCTCAATTTTAGCAGATTCTTTAGCAACGGGATTTAATTCTTCTTCTTATGACTATTCTAGATTTGTAATAACATCAGTTACACCAAATATCGGTTTTTCTGAAGGAAGTGTCACGTATAGTCTTTCTGAATACTTGAATGAAAATGAATACCCCGGAACACCCGATCCAGCCTATGTAACTGGAACTATAACTCCTGAATCATTTTTTCCAACATTTGATGTAACATTATCTAAAAATATTTTTCTTGGAGGTGAAACAATAAGTTCTGGAGATTCTTCCGGTATTGTTCAAACCTGGAATAGTGAAAATGAATTACTTACAATCTCAACGAATGATGAATTTAAGTCTGGCTATTTAATCACTGGCTCTGGCTCTTTTTCAAGTGGAAATATTGATAAAATTTATGACTTTAGGTCCAAATTCTTGATCAAATCATCTTCAGATGTTAGAAAGGGTTGGAATACTGAGAAAGGCTTTATTGATAATGAATTTCAACACCTTCCAGATAACGACTATTATCAAAATTTCTCATACTCATTGAAATCCAAAATTGATTATAGCACTTGGGGCAATGCTGTAAGTAGCTTAAATCATACTGCAGGGTTTAAGAAATTTGCTGACCTTGAAGTTGAGTCTATTGCCACAAGCGGTATCACTACAGCTCAAGAAGATTCTGTTGCAGATTTAATTATTAATCTTGACTCTGAAATTGATCTAAACTGTATTGATGATTTTGATTTGGTTGCGGAAAATAGTTACATTATTAACAATACCTTAAATTCAAATGAAATATATTTCAAGTCCAAAATAATTCAGGATTATTCTGAACTTGTTGGCAATAGAGTTTTGTTGATTGATGATATAAGCTCAAATTTTGATGGAATCAACAAAGACTTTATTCTCAAATCAAATAATTTGGATGTCTTTTTAAGAGAATTTACCTCTTCTGATATAGACATTGCTGATAATGTTATCAACAATAATAATCATTACTTTGTAAATGGTGAAAAAGTATTGTATTCATACGAGTCTGAACCAATAGGAATCAATACAACAAACATTGCAGGTATTGGTTTAACTGATAAGTTGCCAAGTGAGGTTTATATCATTAAGCGCAGTGAATCTACTTTTAGTTTCGCAGAAAGCGCTGAAAATGCTCTATTTGATGTGCCAGTATCACTGAAAATAACCAGTGTTGGAATTGGAACTTCACATACTTTAACTTCATATGATCAAAATTCAAAGGTTATGATGACACTTGGAGGCATTATACAGTCTCCAATTTCTCCAACGAGTATTATAACACAACTTTCGTCTAATGTTGGCATTTCATCCACTACCATAGTCTTAAATAATATCAATCACTTTTCTAGTGGTTCATTCGCTAAAATAGATGATGAAGTAATTAAAATAGTTTCTATCGGAATTGGAACAACTAGCCAAATTCCTATAGAGAGAGGTTTAGTTGGAACTGTAGCAACTGCTCATACTTCTGGCACTTTTGTATATAAATTATCTGGCGATTATAACATTGTCAGTAACACTCTTCACTTTGTTGAACCTCCTAAAGGGCCAACACCAATTGGAACTACAACTTCTCCTGAAAATGTAGACTATGTGGGCATTACTACCGTTTTAGATTTTACTGGTAGAGTATTCTTGAGAAATGGTGAACCGAATGGCACGCAAAGTGCATATGCAACTAATTATGTATTTGATGACATTTCAAATAGCTTCAATGGTATAACAACCTCATTCATATTAAAAACTAATGGGGATGACATTTTAGGCATAGAAAACAATAATGCTTCTGTATTAATTGGAGAAGTATTTCAATCACCTTCAGATTTTGGTGGAATAATAAAAACTTATGGCGCATACACATTAGATGAAACTGCTGGTATCACTTCAATAAGATTTTTAAGCAGTTCAGAGCCAAAAGAATACGATGCGAATATATCCAATATTCCTGTTGGTGGTTCTATTGTTTCTCTTGGCTATACATCAGGGACTGGGCTCCAGCCATTAGTTTCTGCTGGAGGAACTATTTTAGTTTCAGTAAGTGGAACCATACAATCAGTGAGCATTGGAAATAGTGGTTCAGGCTATAGACCGGGCATACAAACTGTAAATGTTTTTGCCTATGATTCTTCTAGAAACCTTAATTCAAATATCGGAATAGCATCAATACTTAATGGCAATATTGTTTCTGTTGCGATTACAAATCCCGGAACTGGTTATACAAGCTCAAACCCACCTGTAGTCAGATTTGATGATCCGATTCCATATGATAATATGGATCTCATCTATTATTCATCTCAAGGTTTTCAGCCACCAGAACCACCATCCGGCGATCTTACAGTGTCATCATGGGTAATACAGTTCGACGCAGCAGAGGAACCCTACCTCTTACAGGAACCAGTAATTACAACAACAGAAACATCAAGCACAATAACTCTATATTATGATGGAGCACTTGTAGATGATCTTATGGGCTATTATGTTTCATTTGCAGTTTCCTATACTGGCACTATTAATGATATTTCTGTTCAATGCTTAATTGATGATCAGTCTTATCCGGGAGTTATGGAGTTTTTTAGTCAGGAGCAGTCTCCAGGTCTTCTAATAATCAATTTCTCCAACGAATTGCCACCGCTCACAGCCCCACAGGAGTTTACACTAAGTATCACAGTCTCAAGTATTGCTCCAAGTGGTCCTGGGGATTTTGAGGCTAGCTGGGTTCAATTTGGTGCAGGCTCCGAAGATGATTATATTCTACAGCCACCAACCTTTGTAGTAACTGAAACAACAAATGAGATGACTCTATATTATGATGGTGCACTGATAGATGAACTTGGTTTTTATAGTTTAATTTTTTTCTTATACTTCTTTAATAATACCATTGAAGACATTTCAATTCAGTGTATAATTGATGATCAATCCTATCCAGATGCTTTTCAGATTTCTATTGGGGATTCTTTCCCACTCACCGATTCAGCAGTATCAATTTCCGTTGATGCTATTGATTTTCCAACTCTGACTGATCCACAAGAACTTAAGATTATTATTACTGCTACAAGAAGCATTCCGAATGCCCCCATGGGTTTTAGTTTTAATGATGGACCTATGATTTTCAATTTTAATAATCAAGGTTTCCAAACTGCTGGAATTGGAACGGGAGGTAAAGCCAATGTAAAAGTTGGAATGGATTCAAATATTATAGATATTGACATTGTAAATAGAGGATTTGCATATAAAAAAGGTGACATTTTAACTATACGTTCTGGTGGAAATATTGGTATTCCTACAATGGTATCATCATTTTCTCCGGTTGAAATTGTAGTTGATGAAATTTACAATCAGAAATTTTCTGGATGGACTTTTGGTCAACTTCAAATTTTTGATCCCATTGAACAACTCTTCAATGGGACTAGAAAATTATTCCCTCTAAGAGTTGATAACGAATTAAAGAGTCTTAGAACTAGAGTTGGTTCACCCATCAATGTTAGTGCAACATTTTTAATTTTTATCAATGGTGTTCTTCAGATCCCAGGTTCCAATTATAATATGTTTGGGGGCAGTTATATCGTATTCAATGAAGCTCCAAAATCTGGCTGCTCTTGCTTAATTCTTTTCTATCGCGGGAATGGCATTTCTGATGTAATGGATGTTGAAGTTATGTCTCCAGTCAAACCCGGAGACTCAGCCAAAATAAATGATGATAATGGTTATAACGAAAATGAAAGAATTATTTCTAGTATAATATCTGCTGATTCGGTTGAGACTATTCCATATCCTGGTCCAAATGTTGTAGATGATATCAATTATCTACGGCCGGTTAAAATATGCTTACAGACTGAAGATATTTTCATCAATAATAAAGAAGTAACTAAAGATAGAGAAATTTATGAACCTTACATTGAGCCAACAACCAATATAATAAAAACTGTTGGTATTTCATCCAATATCATATTTGTTGAAAGTGCTAAAACATTCTTTGATGATCAAAGAGAAAATGCAACCAATGCTTATAGAAACAAACTTAAAATCATAAGTCAAGAGGAGACTAGAGTTGCAATTGCAACCGCAATAGTTTCAATTGCTGGAACAGTAAGTGAAGTTTCTATTGTTGATATTGGTAAAGGATATTTTACCAATCCAATGCTAACTTTCTCAAACCCTCCAGGTTTTACCACTGAATATAGGGCTCAAGCTACTGCAACAGTATCCAATGGCTCAATCAGTTCAATTACAATTGTTTCACCTGGAAGCAATTATTCTAGAATAGAACCTCCACAAGTATTAATCAGCAATCCACTGAATAAATTTGAAAATGTTACTGCATCATCTATTAGTGGAGATTTTGGTATAATTACTGGTGTATCAACGGCCACAGTTGGGGTTGCCACCAGTGCACTATCTTTTAATCTTTTTATTCCAACAGATTCACCATTGAGAAATTCTAGTATAACTGGAACTTCAACGACAGTTAGTGGAATACAGACTGGTTATTATTTTGTAGTGAAGAACTCCTTTATTGGAAATGGGACAACTTCACGGGAAGAAAATGGTTCAACACTCTCCATTGGTTCAAGTTTTATAGACAATATCTATAGAGTTACATCAGTATCCATTGGTCAAACTTTCGTGAGTGGAATAGGTTTAACTGCAGTTGCAAGAGTTACTACAACGGTTACTGACAATAACATTGTTGGCATAGGCTTTACGAAAATTTATGGAACCTACAGTTGGGGTAGAATTGTAACTCAACCTAGAATTACTAACAATGAATTTGTTGTCTATAATACTGGTATTTCTGGTCTTAGTAGTGCACCAATAATTAAGAGAATCAATTCTCTTAAAAGCAAAAACTATTCATAAATAGCTAAAAATACAAAATGGCAGCAATAAAAACAGATCAATTAAGAATTAGGGAAGCTAAGCGGTTTGTTGATGCTGCAATTTCTGGTGAAGATATTTACTATACTTTTATAGGTCTCCCGAATGCTGTAAACTATGATGATAATTGGGATGCTGAACCAATTGCACCTAAAGATAGTTTAGATCAAGAAAATGACTATTGGGATACAATGCTCGCATTAAAACGAGTTTCCCCAACAGGAGTACGTCAAGTTGTCAAGAAAACCACATGGACTTCTGGAACAACTTATGACATGTATCGCAATGATATAACAAGAACTAATCTTTCTAAACCTTCTGATGCAACATCATTATACTCTGCAAACTATTTTATTGTAAATGAAGATTATAAGGTTTACATTTGTTTATATAATGGCACAGATCCAGAAAATCCAAATGGGCGGGCTTCTTTAAGTCAACCCACTTTTACAGATTTAGAGCCCAGACGAGCTGGAGAAAGTGGTGATGGATATATTTGGAAGTACCTATACACCATTAAACCTAGTGATATTATAAAATTTGACTCAACTAATTATATCCCAGTCCCAACAGATTGGGAAACAAATTCAGAGTATGCTGCAGTTCGCAATAATGCAACCAATAGCGGACAGCTAAAAATTGTTACTATAATTGATCGTGGAGTTTCCATTGGTAGTCCAAATACAACCTACGTCAAAGTTCCAATAAAAGGGGATGGAACCGGAGCAGAGGCAACCATTATCACAAATAATGATTCTAAGGTTGATTCAATAACAATAACAAAAGGTGGAACTGGCTACACATACGGAACAGTAGATATTTCTGCCGGTGGGATTACAGTCTTAAATACACCTCCAGTTTTTAATGTAATAATTCCCCCAAAGGGTGGTCATGGATATGATATCTATAGAGAACTTGGTGCAACAAAAGTTATCTTATACAGTCGCTTTGAGAATGATACATTAAATCCAGATTTTATTGTAGGCAATCAAGTTGCAAGAGTCGGAATTGTAAAAAATCCTTTAGCTCCAACTGCTTCAACTCAATTGAATGTTGATAGGGCAAATGCTCTATATGCGATTAAAGTAACTGGAAATAATTTAACTGCATCAACTTTTCCTTCAGATGCGTATTTTACACAAACAGTTGGCTTGGGTGTTACTGCAGTTGGTAGGGTTGCTTCTTTTGACTATATGAATAATGTCCTTAGGTATTGGCAAGACCGAACATTGGTTGGGTTTAATACTGACGGAACTTTAAATACAAGCCCAACATATGGTTATCAGCTCAATAGATTTACTTCAACACCTGCAACTGGTGGATCTTTAACTTTAACTTGTAACAATAACATTGTTGATATTGATACTACTTTCAATGGAGATTATAACCCGATAAATAATAGTTATCTTGGTCAATATTTTACTAATGGTCTTTCTAATCCAGAAGTGAAAAAATATTCCGGCGATATTATTCATGTTGATAATAGATCTTCATATACTAGATCTATCAATCAAAAAGAAGATATCAAAATCATCTTACAATTTTAATTTAAAATGTCACAGGAAACCAATCTCAATATTACACCCTATAATGATGATTTTAATCCTTCTGATGCATACTATAAAATTTTATTCAAACCAAATCCTGTTCAGGCAAGAGAATTAAATAGTCTTCAATCAATTTTACAAAATCAAATTGAGCAATTTGGAAGCCATATTTTTAAGGAAGGGTCGGTTGTAATACCCGGAAACTTAGACTATGATGATGATTTAAGTGCAGTTGAGTTACAAAATACATATAATGGCATTTCAATTCTGCCATATTTACAGCTATTAGAAGGTAAGACACTTAAGGGTAAAAATAGTGGTGTTAGAGCAACTGTCATTCTTGTTCAAACTCAAAATGAATCTGTACGGGGCAATAGCACGATTTATGTAAAATACATTAGCTCTAACGCCTCAACGGGTGTAAGTTCACTGTTTGTAGATGGTGAAGAGCTAATTGTTGAAGAATCTGCTATAGACACATTATCCACTGGAGAAACTGTAGTTTTTACTTCTGGTCAAACAGTTGCTGCAACTATCTCTAGTAACTGTAATTCCGTTGCCAGTTCAATTACAGTTTCCGATGGCGTCTATTTCATTAGAGGAACCTTTGTAAATGTTTTCAAACATACAATAATTCTTGATCAGTATTCAAATAAAGTTTCTTGTAAGGTTGGGTTTAATGTAAATGAGAAAATTATAACTGCCTATGATAATCCAGAACTGTTTGATAATTCTTCGGGATTTTCCAATTACACTGCTCCGGGGGCTGATAGATTTTCCTTTGAGCTAATTCTAGCCAAATATGACTTAGATGAAGAGAAACCCAGCAATTTTGTGCAACTATTGGAACTTCAAAATGGAGTTCTAATTTCTAATCAAAATATTCCAGAATATAATACATTAGCTAAAGAGCTTGCAAGAAGAACCTTCAATGAATCTGGAAATTATTATGTAAGTTCCCCGACAGTATCAATCAATAATTCTCTAAATGATCTTTTAGGCAATAATGGAATTTATGAATTGGGGGAATTTACGGCTGATGGAAATGCGCCGTCAGACGATTTAGGCATCTATAAAATTTCACCAATAAGTGCATTTGTTCAAGGATATGAAATCAATACTGGAACTAAACTTGTTGATTTTGCTAAACCTAGAACCACTAAGTATCTTGAAAATCAAGAACTTAACTATTATACCGGGCCAACTTTAACTCTCAATAGAGTATATGGTTCGCCATTTGTTGGAATTTCTACCAGTTATGCTCTAAGTTTGAGAGATTCTAGAGTTGGAACTTCTCAAATTATTGCTCCAGGTAAGGAAATTGGATTGGCTAGAGTTTATGATTTTGCATTAGAGTCCGGTTCATACTCTACTTCCAATGGAAATATAAATGAGTGGGATATTTCTCTCTTTGATGTTCAAACTTATACTGAAATTACACTAAATCAAAATCTTAATAATGATCTTCTCTTTAATGTCCCATGTAAAATTGAGGGTTCTTCAAGCGGAGCTAGTGGATTTATTCGCTATGATTCAAGAAATGCTGGCATTATAACTGCATATGATATTCGTGGTTCATTTGTGGCCGGGGAAAGGCTAAAATTTAATGGTATTGAAAACTCAAGAGTTTCTATTGCTGTAACAAGCTATTCTTTAGATGATGTAAAGGCGGTTTATGGTATTGTTGGAACTGCTTTCACTTTCACGGCAGATGTTGAGCAGATTCCTGGGAAATCTATTGGTCAGGTTAATATCACTCAATCTACAGGAATTTCAACTGTAACTAGATCTACTGATAGTTTTATTGGAATTGCAAACATTGGTAATCTTGTATCCTTTACAATTCCTGGAATTTCTACAGTAAATTATGCAAGAATTACAAATGTCTCCCAAAGATCTCTTACGATTTCTGGTGTTACTACTGTTGCAGGAATTTGCGAAGGAAAACTTCCAACTTCTTCAATAAACCCAACAGATTTTACTATTTTATCCTCTTCGTATAGTCGCTCTCAAGATAATACTTTATATACTAAACTACCGAAAGAAAGAGTAAGTGATGTAAATTTAACGAACTCCAACATCACTATAAGAAAACAGTTTGATGCAACTATTTCAGCTAATTCTATTGGGCCAATCAATGCTGATACCAATGAAACCTTTTTACCGTTTGATGAGGAAAGATATGCCCTAATTAGAGAAGATGGCACTACAGAAGCTTTAACCACAGACAAATTTGTATTTACGAATGGTTCAAAAACTTTAACAATTAATGGTCTTGGATCTGCCTCAAGTGCAAAACTAATCGCCACACTTAGAAAAATTAATGTAAAGGAAAAAGTAAAATATAAAAATAAAATTCAAACAATAGTTATTGACAAATCCAACTACAGTAGCTCTGGAATTGGAACTACTACTCTAAATGACGGGTTAGTATATGGTAATTATCCATACGGAACCAGAGTTCAAGATGTAGAACTATGTCTTTTAGCTCCAGATGTTACTAAAATTTATGGTGTTTTTGAATCCTCAACTACAACTTCAGCCAGTCTCCCTAGTCTTAATTTGTCAGCATTAAGTGGTCCAACAAATAAAGTTGATGATCTTCTTATTGGTGAAAAGATTATAGGAAGTACGTCTAAGTGTGTTGCAATATACACTGGAAAAATTAATGATTTAGAAATTAACATTGCATTTTTGAATTCATCTCGTTTTGTCATTGGTGAGACCATCACATTTCAAGAATCTGGAATAACAGCAAAAGTTAATACATTTTCTCCCGGCGATCGGGACATCACGTCTCATTACATTTTTGATACTAATCAAAAAGCTACATTATATGATTACAGTAAGCTAATAAGAAAATCAGATAAAAAGGAACCAACCAGAAAATTAACTGTAATTTATGAGTCTGCAACATTTTTAACTTCAGACGTTGGCGATATTATCACAATAAATTCATATAACAATTTTGACTACTGTGAATTACCAACTATAGATGGAACGGTTGTTTCAGATATCATTGACATTAGACCAAGAGTCTCAAACTTTACTCCAATTGAAAATTCTAGATCTCCATTTGAATTTCTCGGAAGAAGTTTTTCATCTGATTTTCTAAATCCAAAAAATATATTAGCTTCTGATGAATCTCTAAATCTAGGTTATTCATTTTATCTGCCTAGAATTGATAAATTGTTTTTAACTGCTGAGGGAAATATTGAATTAATTTCAGGCTATCCTGGAGAGACTCCATTACCACCACAGCCATTAGAGAATTCTATTGAAATTGCTACAATTAAACTTCCGGCATATTTGTGTGATACATTGGACGGTCAAATTGATCTTAAGATGTATAAGCGCTATAGAATGGAGGATATTAAAAACCTTGAAGATAGAATTTCTAACTTAGAATATTATACGTCTCTTACCCTTCTTGAATCTGATACATCCAAATTATTCATTCCTGATAGTTTTGGAAACAATAGATTTAAATCTGGATTTTTTGTTGACAATTTTTCTACTACATTACCGCAAAATAAATCCACGATTTTTAAGAACAGTATTGATACCACTGAAGGAGAGGTTCGCCCTGCTCCATTTACGACACAATTAGACTTAATTCTTGCAACAAAATCAATTATTGGTGTCGGGACTATTGCGGAAACAAATATTGATTTGAGATTTAATGATGATTTATTGGGGACTAATATCAAAAAAACTGGCAATATCATTACATTAGATTATGATCAGGTTGTTGAAATAACTCAGCCGTATTCAACTAGAGTTGAGAGCGTATCATCTTATAGAAGTAATGTTTTTAGTGGCTCTCTCACTTTATATCCTTCTTCAGATGTTTGGGCAGATCAAGTAAAAGTTTCAACAAATTATGTTGCAGCTAAAACTTTAGTTGCAACACCTGAACAATTAGCCATAGCCCAGGCAAATCCACAAAATGGCATGAATCCTGTTTTATGGGATCATGTATCAAAAATTTGGACAGAGGGAAATACTTTAATTAGCAGTCAAATTATCAATTATATTCGGTCAAGAAATATTGAATTTGTTGGCAAGAGGTTGAAGCCATTTACTAAGTTTTATGTATCTTTTGACAATAGATCCCTAGAGAGATATATAATTCCTAAACTTATTGAAATTCAAATGGTATCTGGGACTTTCCAAGTTGGTGAGACTGTTATAGGCACAAATACCTTAACTGGGGCAGCTATTAAATTTAGAGTTGCAAGCAGCAGACACAAATATGGCCCTTATA